AGTATCCGAATAGTTCCTTACAATTACCCTGATGAATCATCTCATCTTTTCTTGGATTGTTTATCTTTACGTCTTTACCGATAAGTTGATTAAAGTCCTTATCGGATGATATTATGATTACCTTCTCAGTGGGTTTTTTATTTAAAACTAGGTATGCTAAGAAATCATCTCCTTCATATTTAGTAGAATTATGCTTATCAAAAACATATTTAATTCTTAGGAGCTTAAGCATACCCATAATAATACGTTTTTGAGATTGAAGAGATTCATAATCTACTGAAATATTTTTCCTATGTCCCTTATAATCTGGTAACAAAGCATCTCTATAAGGAGAGTGTCCATTATCAAAAGTTATAATAACCTCATCTGGGTCCCACCTATGTAAGAACCCATGTAATGATCTAAAAAATCCGAATATTGCTCCACTTGGTTTTCCATCAGTAGACTTAAGCTTTTCGAATTTGTGGAAACTTTGATGAAGTATATTCTCTCCATCTATTAGTAATATTGTTTTCTTACTCATCGTCTTCCTCCTCTTCGTCTTCTGATTCATTATAGGATTCGTATTCTACTCCATCTATGGGATAACAGTTTTCTGTAAGAGCTTCTAGTTTCTTACGAGTAGTACCAATGGTATTTATATCTGCTTTCCTTAAAAGCTTTCTTCTTAGATCATCATCTTCTTCCAAAAGCTTTTGAAATTTCTCTTCTCCTCTTGCAAGAGTTTTATCCTTGAGTTTATATACTCCACCAGAGGATTTAAGGATTATATCATTTTCTACCAATACATCTTCTAATCCAAAGCATCTATCAAATCCAACCTCATGGAACTTAGGATTGAAGTATACTGGGCATTTGCTGATTGTAGGTCTTGGAGGAGCAACTTTATTTTTAATAAGTCGAACCGTGACGAGTTTCCCAGCTTTGCGTTCTTTACCCTTTTGCTTAACAGTGATAGATCTTCCTGAATAGAAAGCAGCTCTGATTGAAGCGTAGAACTTAAGTGCTGCGCCTCCTGTTGTTGTTGTATTATCTTTTCCGAATCCAACATTCAATGCAGTTCTTAATTGATTAATGTAAATCTGTGTAACTCCCAATCGATAGAATAATTCGCTTCTGATACGGAAGTATTTATAAAGAGCTTTTGCTCTTCCTCCCATCTCTGCCTTAGCATCTGTCATTTTAGAATCTATGTTATCTGCACAATCCATAGCAGCAACTGAATCTATTACCAGAAGTATTGGTTCATTGTGTGTTAACTGAGATCTGAAATATAAGGCTAAGTCTGCTACTGCATCAGCAACATTTTCGATACGAGTATCATTTACTACTGTAACTCTTTCTGGATCAACTCCATTAGTTTGAGCCCATGAATTCATCCAAGATTGTTCAGCATCTACCCATATTACATGACCTCCCAATTGCTGGCATGAATAAGCAAAGTTGTAAGCTATAAGTGATTTACCAGAGGATTCTTCTCCTGCTACTTCTAGGATTTTACCAAATGGGATTCCTCCACCAAAGGTATAATTCAATGCAAAGAAAGTACTTGGTAACCATAGACCTGTTTCTTTTGTTTCAGAAGCAAGTACTATTGATGACCCATATTTCTTTAGTAATTCGTTTTTAGAGGGAACTTTTAAACCCACTTTTCCTTTTGCCATACTGTAATGTATTAACATAAATAAAGGAGATAACCAATTTCTTGAATTACCTCCTCTACCAACCATTTATAAAACCAATTTATCAAATATCTGACTTATACTTTCTCTTTTTCTTCTTAGGTTCATCATCATCCATGTAGTGATCTTTATGAATACCTTTCTTTTTCTTCTTAGGTTCATCATCCTCTTCATCAGAATCTCTTCCTTCTTTTAAGAATGATGCCAAAATTTCTTCCAGTTCATCGTAATCTTTAATCTGAGATCTTACTATGGATTCCAAATCTACGTTACCTGAATACTTCTTGTCAAGTTTAGTAGGTTTACATGCACGAGCAGAATATGTAGTATCATTCTTACCTGAACCAGAACGGATAATTTTTATATCGTATCCAGTTCTTGGGTCTGTCATATCTCCAGCTTCGTCTTCATCCAAGTAAAGGTCGATAATATCCTGGTATACTGATCTTGGGATTAATACTCCCTTATCTTTTCCTTCATAATCTACCTTAGTACCTTTCTCATCTGAATATACTATTCCACCCACTACGTATTTTCTTCTTGGTACCAGCATCTTTGCAAGTTCCTGGTCATCTGGGTCTTTTGAGTTTTTCAGTTCCTGATACTTTTCCATAAATGGGCAGGGTTCATCAAAAGTAGCCGGGGAAATAACTCCTCCCAAATCTTTATTCAGATAGAACTGAATCAGTTCAATACCCAATTCTTGATCATCGCCTGGGGATTTGATTCTCATTCTTAAGGTTCCCTCTTTAGGGAATACCAATCCACTACCATTACCCTTGGATTCTAATTGTTTTTTCCGGGCTAACATCTTATCTTTAGTAGTCATGCCACTAGAAGATAATTTCTTTTTCTTTTTGTCCTTATCTTTAATCATATCAATCTAAGTTATTGGGTTCTGAGTATGAAATCTCATTTAAAGCTAATACGGTGAACAGACCCTTTTCATAAAAGGGTTGTAATTCCTGAGGTAAACAGTTTTTATCGAATTGATGTTCTTTACCAGCATACAATCCATATTCGATTATACGACCGATTTCCACGTGGTCCTTGTAAGTTTGATATTCTTCTGTGATTACACCAGATTTAATAACAACACCCTTACGAGGAACTCCTTCCTTTACCATATCTGGGATAATAATACCAGAAGTAGTGGTATTAATCTCTTTGGGAGAATATACCAAGATTTTATTTTCTACGGGTAAACCTGGAATACTATTACCAAGCTTCTTAGCTACTAGAGTTGATATAAGTTGTAAATTATACATATTTATAAAATTTAGTTAGTAATCTTTTATAGTTCCTACTGTAACTTACGGATATTGGCATTAAGAGTTCTTAAGATGCCCTCTCTACTCTCATAAGCTTTACAGATAGCTATAAATTTATTAGCTTTAGCTGCAGCCTTTAGATACCTTTTGCAAATAGATTTATATTTGGGGTTTATATTAGCTTTATGAGATACGTAGTCATTATTGAACCTCTCATTGGAATCTTTTATAAATACCCATGCAGCAGAATATGCTTCCTCTTTTTCTCTTGCTAAAGCATCTCTTTGTTTTATATACTTATCTCTTAATGAAGCAAGTATATAATAACTAGAGGGGGAATCCTTTAGCTGAGAATTTAATAAGTTCTCATTGATAGATAATTCCTTTTGAATATCTATTTCTAAGGTTCTACCCTCAAATACTACCTTAAGTTTATTTATCTCGGTTTTCATCTTTCAACTTAAAAACGTTTTTCATATCTTCTGCAGAATACTGACCACTTTCGATATCTCTCTTAACTTGTAGGAAAGCAATCTTAGCCCTAGAATCTAATTTGGGATAACTAGTAAGGGATTGATATTTGTCTAACAGATTATACAGAGAGTATAATCGTAAATCGCAAAGGTAATCTATACCAGCAACTTCAAGTAATTTCATGAAGATTACATAAAATCTAAGAGTAGTATCATCAAAGCATTCTACTGTTTCTTCATCCATCTTAGAAAGTGAATGAGTTCTGAGTGATTCTATGTTTGAATTGAGAAATTTTATATGTTTTCGGATAGAGTTGATTAACCTTCGGTCTTCATGGTGAAGTCTTTTGTGTAATCTATCCAAAATTTCATCCATTTCTTGGAATGATTGTTCTAATACTCCAGATAACATGTAAGTTACATTGATTACCTTGTCAGCCTCTTTCTTTAATGTGTCATTTTCCATAATCTAAGATTTTAATTAGTTATGTTGTCATAGTATCCTCTCTTCTCGTTTCTGTAGTGGTAGATACTGAATCTGAATGCTTTATATTGGTTTTACAACCTGGGCATGATATTATCCTAAAAACATCCAGAGTAGTTTTATCATAAACCTTTATAGTTTCACTTACATCATATTCAAATTCACAATCACATACTGGGCATTTAGCTCTCCATACAGTGGGTCCGTTTAAAATCTTCTTCATATTGTTTCATTTGTTTGTTAAAACGTTTCTTATACTCTGAAATAGGTATATGTTTATATTTCTTATGCTCTTCCATGTATTCTTCTACTGAAAAATCGGGTTCAAGCATTTTCCTATAATCATAACCTGGGATAAAGGGTAATTCTTCTGCCATCGATCTACCTATGACAAAATCCATGTCCATAGTAACATCATCTATCTGAAAACCAAAATAGGGTTTAGTTAATGGGTTTCGATAAATTTGCCACATCTCATAAATACTCCATGTGTTTATGTTTTCTGGTTTAGTGATTTGGTAATTAGCAT